ATGGTGGAGAAGGAACGCCGACTCCCGCTCCTGAGCGTCCGCGTGGGCGTGGAGTGCAGGCGCGTCGCAGAGCCCGTAATACGACTGAGGCTTTGGCTGATGCACGCGATAGGGGTTTGCGTGATTCGGAGCGTCGCCGTGTCCGTAGGGAACTAGAGAAGCCAGGTGCGGCTCGCACAGAAACTGCCCCCAAACCACCCGCTGAGGAAAAACCAATCCCCGCGGCGCCGCGCAAGCGTCCCCGCAATGCACGCAAACCCGCCAAACGACCACAAGGCGAAGCACGCAACGATGTAACCAAACCCGTCGGCGGACCCAATGAAACCGAAGACTACGCAGGCTACGTCAACCGCAAATACAATGAGTACGCGGAAAACGTGCGCAAGATTCGTGAGCGCGGCGGTCGCGCAGGATTCCTAACCCGTCGCGAATGGTACGACATCAACAAGAGCAATCTTGATGATGCTTGGCGCAAGAAGGGCAAGGGTGAAGCACCTGACGATTTCATGCCTCCGACCCCCGGCAAAAAGCGTCGACGCAAACCTGACGCCCGCAAGAAGCCTCCCGTTCAGGACAAGGAACCAACACCACAAAAGCCAGAACCTAAGAAGATAGATGAAGAGTTCCCTAATCAGGAACCAACTATTGGTCGCGCAGACGAGATGCTTGCCGAAAAGGGTTGGAAGAGGGCGATTGCGACGAACCCAAATAAGACTAAATGGAAGAAGGGCAACTGGGAAATCACCCTTGACAAAGACCAGGATGGCGATGTGTTCGTCGCGAAAAATCCTGAAACTGGTGAAATATTTCAAGTTGCACGGGGCGCAGTCCCCTTAGACCAACAGTTGAATCAACTAGAAAATCTGCTTGCTGATAGAGACCCAGACTTCCTCAATAAGAAGCCCAAGAAGAAGAAGCGGATGTGGACGATTGACTACGGCAAAAAGCGACCGCGCAACCGCATGCGTGGAGGTGCCGGTAGGGGTGAAAATAGAAACATTGCAGGCGACAAAGCACTTGAAGGACTCACCGATGATGAACTCAAGACCGAGTTGGAAAGAATTAACAATGACGAATTCATGAAAGATTGGGATATCCGCCCTGCTGAACGTGAAGCAATCAAAAAGAACATTGAAGCAGAACTCAAATACCGCAAGTTCCCGAATCAGGAGCCGACTCTTGGGCGGGCAATTGACATGCTTGCTGACAAAGGTTGGAAGAGAGAGCCTGCGCCGAATCAGATTGGCAATAAATGGACAAAGGGGAATTGGGAAATCACCCTTGACAAAGACGCATTCGGTGATGTTTTTGTTGCGAAAAATCCTGACACTGGTGAAATATTTCAAGTTGCACGTGGCGAAGTCCCATTGGACGAACAATTGAATCAACTAGAAGATGTGCTTGCTGATAGAGACCCAGACTTTCCCGGCAAGAAGCCGACAGATGTAGCGGACGGAAAAGAACCAAACATCGTTGAAGTTGCTCGCATGAAGATACGTCAGGACATAGAAAAACGAGCAGTTAAAGAGTTTGACAAAAGAATCAAAAAAGATTTAGAGGACGCGCTTGGGCGTACATTGACCAAAGAAGAAGAAGAGCGGATGTTTGACGCCTTCAACAATGAGATATACAAAGACTGGAATCCTGTAAACGCCAATGACAACATTCGCGCAGTTTTGGGCGAGAAGGAAGGGGACGCCAAACAGGAACTTGCGCGTGAACTTATTGGGCAACTTGAACAAGATGGACGTAAGGCACAGGATGATATATGGCAAATACTTCGCGATGAGGTTAATGAGGAACCGAATGACGCTGGCAAACTTAGGGCGCTAGAGGAAGCAGCAGCGCTAGAGGGGCGCAGGCAGAGGTACAAGGAAGCGAAAAAACTTTGGAACGACGCACTGAAAGACCAGGGTGGTAGAGCAGAGGGTCGCACGGCAGAATTGCTTCGCGACGAATCTGCGGAGCGTCGCGGCGCAGCAGTTCGCGACATGAAAGCCATAAACGGAGTAAAACTAGAAGAAATAGTTGAAAACGCACGCAATATGTTCGTCGACAGAGGGCAGGGCGGCATGGCGGACGCCGAGGTGAGAAGATATGCGGACGCTATTACATTGGCGAAAAAATACTTAAGAAATGGGTATGCCAAAAAAGTGCAGGCTGATATAGAAAAAGAAATTAATCAGGCTCTTGGAGCGGAGACTGATGCCGTTGCTGATGTGCAATTGCAAAACTTGCGTCTCCGGTTGGTCGGCAGGTTAAAAAACGATAGGCAGAAAGTTGAAGACGCAAAAGCCATCATTGCGGAATACGACAGAAACAATCGTGGTTTGAATGCGGAAGACGGCGAAGCCCTCGCGAACGCAGCACAACAACTCGTTTTCTATAACGAAGAAGTGCGGGCAGTAAACGCGGCGCTTAAAGTATTGGACGAACGCGCAGAACGTTTGCGCAAGGGAGAACGAACCCCTCCCGCACGAGGTCGCCAACCAGCAGCATTACAGGCGGCAGAAGATAGAAACATCGCCCAAGCAGAATTTGATATGCGCCACAATGACGGAATTTTGGATGTGGCTGGAATTAAAGCCGATAAAGAACTAGCGGATGCAGTTGGGATGGACCGCTTTTTTGACCCGCTTAAAGATTTAGATAACGAATACAACGCGAGACGAGCAGAAAAGGAATCTGTTCTCAAGCGTGAGGCAAGAGCGATGAGAGTAGCAGGGGAAACGACGGACACGCTAAAGAAAAGAGACCGAGTCAGGGCTGTCGCGGAAGGATTAGAAGAACAGGGTTTGAGGGAAATAGAACAAATCAAGAAAAAGCAGGATACCGCACTCAGAATTGCACAAGACAAAGACCGACCGTTGCGAGCGAGATACGAAGCCGCTAAAGAAATGGCGCGCAATGTAGCAGAGTTGGATGCTGCGAGAATAAGAGTGCGCCAAGCAAGGGAAGCACTTGCGAACGTCAACGGAGCGGGAGCCAACCCCCCGAAAAACACACAAATTTTTGATTCAGATTCCCCGATTAAAAAAATTCTTGATGATGTAAAACCGCTACTCGGGCAGGAAGTAGACCGAATAGCACTAGATGTTGCGGTGCAAGTGGGGCGTGAAGATTTTGAAAATATAGACAAAGACAGACTCATACAAGACCTGCGCATCCGTGGTGGCGACGAATTAGCGCGTTCACGAATTGCAAGAAACGAAGATGAAATCAAAGCGAATCTCCGAATGTTCCGTAACAAAATGAAACAACTTGAGGGAATGGATGACGTTAAGGAACGGAATGAGTTAATTGACAACATGAAAGACAGGATACGAATGGCTGCGAGGTTGGAGGCAGAAAATGCCGCAATTGCAGACATCCTGTCGAACTCAACGCCGCCCAAAACGGAATCAACTCCGCCCCAAGCGGTTAATGCTGGTGGCGAAATTGATGCCGACCGAGCAGTAAATGACATCGGACAAGAATACGAGAGGCTAATCGGTAGCGAACTTGACTCTAATCAAAAAGCACAGATGCGCAGAAAATACATTGAAAAAGTCGCACAAGCAGGTATTGACGATGAACTACAGAAGGACAAAGAACGTTTTGACAGGGAAGCAGAAAAACTTGAAAATGAACGGAATCGAAGCGACGCAGTAGACGAGATGCGAAGACTGGCAGACGAAAGTTTGGACTTTATGGAGCAAGAGGTTGTGTTTCAGGAAAGAACGCGAGACCAGTATCTTGGTATGTTGGAAAACGCTAATGAGGCAACAAGAGCCTCGCTACTGCAACGGTTGGCGGTTAACCAAGCATTAATGGACATGAATCGAAGAAAAATAAATGCGTTACGAAAAATGAAAGATGAATATGTAGAAAAATTCTTGCAGGAACGACAGGATGAAAGAGACGCAGCGGCAAAACCCAATGTCAACGCGCCGTCACCATTGCAAGCCGAAACGGTCATAAAAATAGGTAACCCGTTTAAAGCGAAAGTTGTTCCTGAATTAGATTTGGGAATTGATTTCGGTCAAGGAAAAGGGATGGGTGAATACAAAGAAATCAAGAACCCCAAAATAAAAAATGAGAAAGACGCTATTAAGTTTGTCAAAGATGGCGGCAACCTCCGCGAAGTTCCACATGAGTATTGGCAGGCTGCCATTGAAGCGAACTCAAGCCGAAAAAAGATAGATAAGACCAAACGGTTCCGACAACTATCCAAGAACGGCGGGATTATCGGGGATACTCGTCTTTTTGTGTTGAGAGACGCTGATGGCAAATCAACAAATCGTGGAATCGTTTTCAAGGCAGCGGAAGCCGCCGACAATGTTGGCGAGTTGGTTGGGTGGAATCTGGCTCATCAAGTTGGAATTATCAAGGGTGGTGCGGTCGCCGACGGAGAAAACTTAGGCGGCGATAAATTTATCATGATTCCATTTGTGTTTAACGATGTGCCAGACGGCAACAATATAACGTCGGCGGGGGGTGCTAGGGAGGACAATTATCATATTAGACAGGTTCAGAGAAAAGTTCCGAAGCAACTAAAGCCGAACATGTATGCGGCGCGCCTAAATCAAGAACTCTTGAATTATGTCTTAGCCGTTTCTGACCGTCATGGAGGAAATGGCATGGCTAAGGGTGTTGAGTTACCGAATGGTGACGTTGCGGCTCATGTCATCCCGCTTGACCTGGGTTGGGCGGGAAAGGTTTATGCTAGAGAAGGAATAGGTGACCCACTCAGAGTCGGAAATGGTGCAGACCCAGGTTTCTGGAGAGACTTAGACGATGACCTCAGAGCAGCGTCCCCTGAGTTGAAAACAAGAATTCAGGATGCCGTAATCAATGCGTATGACAACGCAATAAAGACCGTTGGTGACGCCATCTCTGGCGGAGAAGCCGAATTCGTTAGACAGGCACTGAAAAATTTTAAGGGTCCGGGAGCAAAACCAAGAGCAAGGTTCCTTTACAAAGTTCTCAAGGACCGACATGGACAACTTGTAGCACGGAGACGTGCTTTTCTTCTTAAAATAGGGCGACCATGAAGCGGAGTCACAAACACCAATGAATAAAGAGGCATAATCTCATGGAGTACGGACATTTAACTTTTGGTGATTACTTCTATCCGAACGCGGAAGGAGAAGTCATCTATAAGAACAACGCAGGAGATATTGTCCTGCACGGAACGTCACCGAAACACATTGAGGTGGTTCTCACTTATCTGATTGATTCATCCGCTGAAACAAAATCATATATTGTTGACCCTAAATTTGGTGTTGAGTATGTTATGTGGAGAGTGTTCACCCTTGATGGAGAATACAGTTCCACCAATGAGTTCACAGAAAAAGATTTTGTAGAAAAACAAAAACTATTAAAAGCATCCAAAACGATAAAAATAATTGCTAAACGAAACACACAATCAAATGCTGACGAATAACGAAATCCAATATAAGGCGTACCGCTTCCGCATGGAAGTGGATAAGACAACTTTTGCATACGGGATTAAGGGCGTTCGTGCCATGTGGGACCCGAGCCTCTCAATCCCCGGCACAAACAGACGGGGTGGCTGGCGATGTCCAATCGGAACCCGCTTCGGCGGTCAGATAACTGACCGTTTCGGTCGCAACTGTGGTTGGGGTATTGCTAGACGTATCGCCAATGCAATCACGAACATTGGTGAGCGTTTGGAGAATGTTGATGACCGACGCAGAGGACGCCGTGTATCCAAGCGAAATAGGCGGATGCTTGGTCGCCTACAAAGAAATGCGGAAGCGGGCAGAGCAGAACGGGGTTTGCGTGGCATCGCCGATGTTTTGGATGGCGGCGAGGGGCGAGCAGAAACTTTAACTGGTGGACGTGGTGACGGCTCAATGGGTCTCCCCGGTGGTGGAGGTGTTGGTGTCGCATCCGATATAGATGAACGCCGACGCTTAACAGATGAACGCCGACGCTTGGAAGAAGAAGCACGAGCAGCAGATGAAGAGTTGGTACGAATTAGTGACGACTTGGCACCAGACCGTGAAGAGGTTCGCCTTGATGATGATTTGGCTCCAGATGGTAGCGTAATTCGTATAGAGGACGACCTAGAAGGTCGTCGCCGTCGTCGTAGTCGTCGTTCAGATTCGGTTCCCGATACAGACATCCCCGAAACAGATGTTCCAGAAACAGATATTCCAGAAACTGAAACACCACCTCGTAGGCGTCGTGTTATCAATCCCCGTAAACCACCAGGGCAACTTGGTCGCGGTTGGAGAGGTGTACTGAATCCAGACGGACCGTTGGGTCGCCGTTATTGGGAACGCGATGACCGTGGATGGTTTGATGGAAGTGACGGATTTATTGATGTTCCCGAAGGCGGAGAACTTCCTGATGGCGGTACACCCGAAACTCCTGATGCGGAAGGCACGGCACCGACTAGACCCGGAGCGGGGAGGAGACGAAGAAGACCCGAAGGTGGAGACGAAGTTGCTTTAGATGACGATTTGGGTGGGAGGCGACGTCCGCGAAGAAAAGAAACATTAGAAGATGTTCTTTACGGACCTGATTACAAACCGCCGAAACGAGACGGCAGAGAACCAGGGGAAATTGTTTTTGTTGACGGGAAACCGTATAAGTGGGAACCAAACCTAGGTGCGGGAGCGATAGGTAAGGGTCCGCAGAAAAAAGGTTACTGGGTTCCTGCTTCCGAAACAGATTTGGAAAACGACCGTCTTTACCAGAAGAGATTGAGAAATCGGGAAGGCAAGAAGCCCAAAGGCGCACCAGACCCCGAAGGAAAGCGTCGCATATGGACAGACGACGAAGGCGACCAATGGGAATACACTCCACAAAACGACAAATGGACACTGCAAGGCAATATCCAAAAGCGGCGCGAAGCAGAGGCTAAAGATAAAAAACAAAGAGAAAAGGACAACGAGCGTCGTCTCGCACGCGCAGAAGAACGCCGAAGAAGAGAGCGTGGAGAGCCCGATGCGGAAGCAGCGGCTGCGCCCGGTGCGCCACCTGATGACGGTCCGCCGTTTGATTCTGATGCACGCGACGCAGGATTGAGGGAATCCGAGCGTCGTCGTGTTCGCAGAGAAATAGAAGAACCCGGTGCGCCACGAACTGAAGAAGGCGCAGAACCGAGAGAGGCGAAACCTCGCAAACCTAGGAAGCGCCGCGTAGAGGGTTCCGAGCAAAGAGCGCAAGAAAGTGCTACCCGCAAACCAGGTGCTGAAGCGGTACCAGCGGGTACGCAAAAGAAGCCGACAGAGAGAATTGACCTCGCCGAGGATATGGTTGAACTTGAACTCGCACCGGGCGAGAGTATGCCTGATGAGCGTTCATTCCGCAATGTAGACAATCGTTTTCCGGCGGGCGGTCTACCCGATACTGCTTATTGGCGCAAGAAAGATTTTCCCGAAGGCGAAGTGAAAGCGGAACTTGAGCGCCGATTCGGACGCTATTACGGTGCTGACAACAATATCAATAATCGTGGCAAGTTCGTCAATCGGGAATTGGAGCGTAGACGCTTTAAAGGGAAAGACAAATCACCCAAAGACATAAACCTAGACGAAGACATGGTTGAACTTGAACTTGCTCCTGGCGAAAGCAAGCCAGATGAGCGTTCATTCCGTAATGTAAATAATCGTTTCCCAAAGAATGGTCTACCAAAGAGTGCGTATTGGCGAGATGATAAATATGACGGTAATGACAAGTTTGAACTAGAACGCAGATTCGGTCGTTACTACGATGGAAGCAACAACATAAATAATCGCGGTAAAGTTGTCAATCAGGAGTTGAAGCGTCGTCGTGATGCTGGTTTTGTCAAGCCTTCGCGTAAACCCAAGACACCCAAGACACAGAGGAAACCTGAAGCGGAAAAACCTAAAGTTGATTTGCCGAGTCAGCCTCCGCTACCTCCGTTCATGCCGGGTACACAATTGGATGACGAAGTTCGCAAGGTGCGAAAGGCTTTGGAAGACGTGAAGCGAATAGCGGAGGATATTGACCGAGAACCGAAAGATTTTCCGAATCTTCCTAAGCGCCCGTGGTGGAGAGACACGCAGGGGAACGGTTTGGATGATGAGGATAGGGCAAAGATTGAGGCTGCCCTAGGTCAGTTTTATGACCGTAATGGGAAACTGAATCCACGAGGCGGTCAGATTTTTAACGCGATTCTTGCGCAAGACAAAGAAAAAGAAAAACCAAAAACACCAAAAGCGAATACGGCGAACGCTGACAATTTCTCGTCAGTTGAGGAACTCATTGAAGCACTCGGTATGGGATGGCGACAACTTGATGAAGGGGAAAGAAATCTTATCCGTCAAGAATATGAAGGACAAAAAGGGGCACGGGCGCGAATTAAAGAACTTGATGAAAAGCGAATTGCTGAAATAACCGATATTCAAAAAGCCGAACAATTCATGTTTGACGAACGAAGGTCAATTATTGCGCATCAAGCAACGTTGGCAAATATGATGAAACAACTCCGCGACCAGCGAACAACCCGCGGTGGCGAATTGAGCAAGCGAAGGCAAAACGAAATTTTGGGTGCTATTGCAAGAATTCAGCAGGATATTGGACGTAGGCGCGAACTCGTTGCCAGGGCACTAAAGAAGAGGGATGAAGGGTTTTTGGAAGAAGCACCAGAAGCACCAGATATGAGAGTGCCGAGCCCAACAGAAGCAGTCAACGTTCTTGGCGGTTCAGCAGACCAAGTTCCATTAGAAAAAATTATTCCGCAGGACGGGTCTCTTGCTGGAGAAACACGAGATGCATATAGAGCAAGAATTAAAACGCTTGCCAAAAATAAAGAAAAAATGTACTTGGGATTTGCCGATAACGATATTGCGCAAATGACACCTGAAGAGTTGAGAAAGAGACGCAATCAAATAGCCGACGCTTCATTGAGATGGCGTCAGGGGTATGATGCTGCACAGAAAATACTTGAATTAAAATTGAAAGAATACGAAGGAAAGAAACTAGATGCATTGTCTCAGCGCGAACAGCAAGAACTTAAAGACAGAATGGACTCCGTAAACGTTCACGCTGCAGAAATGAACGCGCTTGACAAGATGGTCAAACAATATGACGCTCACCTAGACAAGGTCGCACCACAGCAAACCGAAACATTTGACGGCAGTGGTTTGATAGTTCCGAATGAACCATCACCGATTCGTAGACCAGGGTCTATACGGATTAGAAATTATGAAGATGCTGTCAAGGCTGTTCACGAAGGAAATCAAGGTGTATCCATAGAAGATGTTGCTGACGAGGTGATTGTTGACGCATTGTTTGACGAAAGCCTTGCATATGTCGGCAACAAAAATATGATTTTTGATGAGAAAGATGTTCCGAGCAAAGAAGATTTACAGACGAAGGGTTTCAGTGCGTTCATGGCTGAGGGTGGCGAAATGGAAAACAGGAGATTCAATTTCGAGTTAATCAAGGTTCATCCCGGCGGTAGCGGTAACGGTGTTTGGGATGTTGTTAAGGTAAGAGATAAACGGACTGGACAAACCTGGTTTGTCAAAGCAGCCGTATATGGTCACCACGGAGCGATGCTTGAGAGCATCGGGATGCGCGCCGCCGAAGCAATACAATTAGGAAATGACAGAGCACACTTGCGCATCGGAAAAGAAATAGTAGACGCGGACACAGGGAAACGACATCGGTGGATGATGATGCGTGGAATCATGGATTGGGACCACGGAGCAGGCGTCAAGCCCCAACAGGAATGGGCTGACGTCAAAAAACTACCGCGTGACCCTAAAGTTGGCGCAGAAGATATAGCGCCTGAAGACGCAGCGCGAATTTCCGTGTTGGATTTTGTGTTCAAAAATGGCGACCGACACGGAGGAAACTTTATGTATACGGTTGACCAGAACGGCAAAGCCCGTTTGGGGTTAATTGACCACGGACTAATCGCATATGGTCGCGGAATAGAGGGTGAGGTTGATGCAGACGATGTTAACCCCCCAAGCCTAGACCGATGGGAGGACGAAGTGGCAAATCATCGCGCACGACTGCAACGTGATGGCGTACGAGGATATCATGACGAATGGAATAACGGTATTGAGGGTTTGAAACGCTTAGGATTCAATCATCAGAGCCAAGAAGCCAGAGAACGATTTGCGCGAACCGTTGACCGCACCATAAGAGTTTTGGAAAAACAACTTGAACAAATTATGTCTCAACAGGAACTGGAACAAGCGGGCATGAAACTTACACAGGCAGAAATAAACCATTTAAACGCTATTCGCCGTATTGTCGCTGACAGACTAGACTATTTGAAGCGACACAAAGAAGACCTTATCAGACAATTCAATTAATTGACTAGGATAAACACATGGGCTTTCCGTATCTCCTACAAGTAACATCTCCTGACGAAGAGGAGCCACCATTTTTGTATGAGGTTGTTGTTGTGACCGCAGCAAACAAGTGGAAACGTTACCATTTGTCTGGCGCAGAGGAAGATAGTTCTAGGTATAACGACGCAGCCAAGACCGTGTTTTCCACTCCCTACAAAGCACGAATCGCGCTTTCAACAGGGATGTCCAAATACAATGTTTCTTTGAAAGAAAACGCTTCTCAAAAAGAGATTGATGATGCGTTAACGAAACTCAAAGGGCAACTCCCTTCAAAATCAAATAATCAAAAAAAATAGTTACATTACGCCCTGTTTGGGTGAATGGTATTATTGGAACACCGTCTGCATGGTGTTGGCAGACCATTGGAAAGACCCAAATGAAAACTGCATTTATCGTCAGAAACCGCGAAGACAAGCCGTACTTCGTCGCCACAACATCGGATGTTGGAACGACTTTTCGCGCAATCGCCGAAGATTCCAAAGGGTTGGTTGACGCTTTCAAAGATGAATACAAAAATTCAAAAATAACAAAACAGGAACTAAGCGTCGCTCTTGACCGCGGGATGACCGTAGAAGGTCCAATGCCCGAAACGCTTGTTGCACAGGCTCTCCGACGCGAACCCAAACCAAAAGAAAAATTTGCAGAAAAAATATCTGTTTCTGATATACCGATTAAATACTTTTCCGCAAACGAAAAACGCGAAACAATTCAGTTTAAGGCACGCGCATTCGTATCAGAATCACGCAAGACAACTTTCAATTATGAGGTAAAACGAGTAAGAGCACTTTGGGACCCGGGTCTCTCAATTCCTGGCACTGGTCGTCGCGGCGGATGGCGATGTCCAGTTGGCACGCGATATGGTGGGCAGATAACCGACAGATTCGGACGAAATTGCGGTTGGGGTGTAGCACGAAGAATCGCCAATGCTATTACCAACATCGGTGAACGATTGGAAAATGTTGACGATAGACGACGCGGACGTCGGCTTGAGCGCCGTAACCGAAGAATGTTGCAACGCCTTGGTCGGGCAGAGGAGGGTGGTCGCATTGAGCGGGGTTTGCGTGGAGTTGCGGAAGCACTTGAAGGTGGTGACGCACCGAAAGAGCCTCGTGCGCCAAAGAAGCCTGCACCACGACGTAGGGGTGGTGTACGCGGAGGTGGTTTTGATTCCGACGCACGCGATGAAGGTTTGCGCGACTCTGAGCGTCGTAGAGTGCGCAGAGAGTTAGAGGAACCTGGCGCACCCCGTACGGGTTCAGAAGAAATCGTTGAACCGAAACCAAAGCGTCCTGCACGAGCCCGTAGGCGACGAGCGTCAGAAGAAAGGGCTAAAGAAACTGCGGGGAAGCGCCCTACTGGTGAACCGATGGAACCGTCTGTCAAGCCAGAACCGAAACCAAAACGCAAGAAACCAACAGCGAAAAAGCCTGAACCGAAAAAGCCAAGTACCCCCACACCAGAGAAACCGAGCACACCTACGGACGGCGACGAAGCGTTTAATATTTTGTTTGACAATATCAATATGTTGCTTGAGAGGGGAAACATAGACCGTCTCGACAATGATGACTTTCAACGAATGAAGAGTCTTTGGGAAGAACAAGAATTCACTTTGGACGCTCAAGACAGATTTGAAGACGAAGTGCGCGACGGAAATTGGGGAGATGTTGAAGAACTTAAAGAACGTATCGCAATCAACGACCAAGAAAAGCGTGGGGCGGCTGAACGCATAAGTAAAGACATAGACTTTCTCCGCGAAAAAAATCGGTCAGCCGGAGAACGAGAGGGTGCTCTTCGCAGAATCATTCTGAACAAACAAGACATCAGGCGACGTGATTTAGAAAACGAGATGTTCCAAAAAGCCGTTGACGACCCGCCGTGGAGAAAGCCAGAGCCACCCGAAACTCCGCCGTCAAACCCAAGGGCTCCCACTCCGACTCCTCCGAAACCGCCAACTTCACCCAAGAAAAATAAACCGAAAGCCGATGGAGATGCACCGAAGGTGAAGACCGCAGAGATTGGCGGAAAACAAAATAAAGAAGACAACAAACTGGCTCCCCTTGGCGATGACGGTCTTCCCGCAGGGAAAGCGGTAGAACCGAACACAAAAATCAGTAGTGCTGAACAGGCTGCAGAACATCTGAAAAATGGTGGGGACTTGCGAGATGTACCCGATGTTTTTGTCATTAGCGCACTTGAGGCAAACGCAGACAAGGACCCTAACGGTCCTTTCGGACCAAAGTCAGACAAGCGTTACGAAATCGGGCAAATGAGGGGCGGCATCAACGGGGAGATGCGTGTGTTTACCGATAGAACAACTGGTAAACAATATTTGTTGAAATACGAAAAACGGCGCGCACACGGAGAACAAGAAGATGTTGCCGAAGTTTTAGGGAATAATATTGCCGGAAGAATGGGTTTTCCTGTTGGTGGTTTCCGTTTTGTGGGTTCCGTCTATAAAGATAACAAAGGCGACGGACGAGCAGTTCTGTTTGAACATGTGTCTAACTATGTGTTGGACCAAATTGGGCAGCCAGCAATGTTTGATGACATGCGTGACGTAAATGTTGAGGACGGCGTTGCGTTGACCCTTTTGGATTATGCAATTTTGAATGTGGACAGACACGGCGGAAATTATTTCGTGGTTCGTGACTCAAATGGCTTGAGGCGTATTGTGCCGATTGATATGTCTTTAACTTTCCATCAAGCAGGTATGTTTGCTGACGATAAAGACTACGCAAATGCAGAAGGTCTAAAACATTGGGTGGATGGTGCTGCTGGCAGAAATAATATCCTTAATGGAATTCGTGCCAGGGTTAAAGATGGAGAATTAACTCGTCAGCAAGTTAAAGAACAGGTGATTGCGGTTCAGCGACGCTTGCGTGAAAATCAAGAAAAAGTACAATTTGCACTGTTCGGCAAGGAAGTAATGGAAGCAGCGGGCACACCGGGTAACCCACGAAAAATTAAGGGAAATAAACCTGACCATATGGTCGCCTATACCGATAAGCGTCTGCAATGGTTGATGGACGCCGACCCTGAAGAAATAACCACAATCATTCTGAAAGGATAAAATTGTTTTATGAAGTATCGCATGTTCACCCCATCGGAAATCCTTAACTTCAAAGGTATGCCGATTGTTTTCATTGAGGTGAGGGATGGTGTTCGTCAGTTTTCAAACAGCAAAGAAGACGACATTACATTTTATGAGTTTTCCAAAAAGATTTATTCAGACCCAAGACCAAACAAGTTCTTCAAAAGTTTGGAAGGTTTGACGACGGGTTTCAGTTATTACGATTCCGAAGAAGGCGAATACTCGGGTGAAGCAAAAATTAAAATTGATGCCATCATCAAGAAACTTGGCTACGCGGTCATAAATATCTAAGGAAGCAAATGAGCGACGAAAAACCCAAAGTAACTCGGGAGCAGGCACTCATGGTTGCCCGTCAACTCGGTTGCCGCGGTGCGCATGAGCATGACGGGTCATGGATGCCATGTGCCTCTCACGATGAGTTTCTTTCGGTTCGCAAGGGCTCCAATGAGATGCGTAAAGCATCAGCGAAAAGTTTTCGTATCCCTAGAACAGAGTTGGAGCATCGCTCTGCTCTAGCAGAATCAAAATCTGGCGAAATGTACGAGACTCGTGCAATGGCAGAGGAAGCATCCCGCAAGCGTGGATGTAAGGGTGTGCGGACGATTGTTTTTGGTGGACACAAGTACTATGCGCCGTGTGTGGCAACTGAGCGGTTTGACCCCCTACGGGAACGAGGTGTTGCGGGTATTGAAACTTTGCCTGATGGTGGTCTTGTTTCTGCCAAGTCCGAGAACTGTTGTCCTGATTCAAATATGGAGGGCAAGAGTTTCGTTAATCGTGTGAGTAGGTCAACCGACCCCGATGTGTTTCAAAACCCCGACTCTGCCCGTGTACGGGCAAGAAACTTGGGGTGTATCGGAATCAGGCGATATACGGCTAGTGACGGCAAAACCGTTTGGTTGCCATGCTCTAACGGTTCTGACTACAACAGGGTTATGGGTCTGCGGACAGATAGGTCGCCGAAGAAGAATCCTCGTGTACGAACCGGCAAGAAATCTTTTGATGGTTTGCGTGATGTGCAACAAAAAATGGTTACCCGACCCAAAAAACGTTTGCCAAATGTGAGCAGCGAGACCATTAATGATTTAGCAATTCTTGTGCGTAAACATAATGCGTCCGCCAAGAAGCAGGCTTACAAAACTAATTTGCGTGATGTTAAGCAGGTATATTTGCGCGGGTTGATTGCTGGTTCTGAGGCAGATGCCAAGAAGCGTGTATTGACTTTCCTCAAGGCGATGAGTTCGGATGAGCCGATGCCTCGCGGTTCACGAATGGACTTTGATTTGGTTCCCGACAACCACCCATCCAAGGATGTCAAATCAGTCAAGAAAGACGGCTATTTCACCGATGGAACAAACGGTGTAAAGATTATTGATGGTTGTTGTCCGCAAAATGTTGTCAGGCGACACAAACTCTCTTAGTTGCAAGCCACAACAACAAAACATGTTATTCTCGTATTGTCAGTAGATGAATAGTTTACTGTGACTGGGTGCTTACCTAAGTCGTATAACGATTACAATCACCCACACACATTCCCCAGGAGGGATTCAAATGTCTGATGACATTCGCCTTCGCGAACTGCAAACCGCACTTCGCGAAAAGATGACAGACAACAAGACCATCGCCGACTCATTCAAAGTTGAAGACGGCACGGTTGTTGTTTCTGCCGAACAAAAGAGCGCGTTCGACCGCAACATGTCGGACATCCGCGAAATCAAGAGCCTGATTGAAGGCATGGAGAGCATGCGCGATGCAGAGAAGTGGGCTTCACAGCCCGCCTCTGAGTCGGTCGCAAGCGCCGCCGCTCAGCCAGTTCAGCAACTGACCTCGCGTGAAATCAAGAGCATCGGTGAAGCGTTCCTCGCTTCAGAGGAGTTCAAGTCCCTGAAGTCAGGTCGCAATGGCGCCAACATGCCTGCCCCGTTTGAGTACAACGTGAAGGATGTCTTCACGGGTATGCCAACTGGTCCGGCGTCGCCACTTTCGTCGGTTGAGCAGTTCGGTACGTTCCAGCGCGACCCGATGGTCGTTGCCCCGACTCGTACCCGTCGCGTCCGCGACCTCTTCCCGAAGCGCACCACCAACGCTGCCGTGATTGAGTACTTCCGTCAAATCGGCTACACCTCCCCGGCTGGCATGACGCCTCCGACCAACAACGCGGCACCTGTTGCCGAGCGCACAGGCGCTTTGTTCACCGCCAAGCCGCAGTCGGGTCTGAAGTTCACTGGACATCAGGCACCGGTTCGCACGATGGCTCACTGGGAAGCCGCTCACCGCAATGTCCTTGCCGATGAGCCGCAACTCCGTAGCATCATCGACAACGAACTGATGTACGGTCTGCGCCTCCTTGAGGACACCCAAATCCTCAACGGCGACGGCACCGGCGAAAACCTTGAAGGCGTGCTCAACACCACCGGTATCCAGACCTACTCGTGGTCTGCGGGTGGCGTAGGCGACCTCAAGGCGGATGCAATCCGTCGCGCCGCGACCCTGTCCTTCTTGGCGTACTACGAGCCGACAGGCGTCGTGATGCACCCGAACGACTGGGAAGACATTGAACTGTCCAAGGATGACAACGGTCAGTACCTCGTTGCTGTATCGGTCGCCCTTGGTGGTCAGCCAAGAATCTGGCGCATCCCGATTGTGGACACGCCCGCAATTGCCGAAGGAACAGCCCTCGTTGGCGCGTTCGGCACCGCGGCGCAAATCTACGACCGCGAGACGGCGAACATTCGCATCAGCGAACAGCACGCGGACTTCTTCGTGCGCAACGCGATTGTGATTCTCGCCGAGCAGCGCCTAGCGCTTGCTGTCAAGCGTCCAGAAGCGTTCGTCAAGGTCACATTCGACGCGGCTCCGTAATACCGAATAACACGCAATAAGCGTCGCCCCCGCCGAGACTCCGAAATATGGGGTTGAGGCGGGGGCTACGCTTTTTATGGGATAATTATTTTTGATGCCTGACGAAATTAAAGTAAAAATCCTTGGACTGAACATCGGCAACATACGACGTGTTGCGCTTGGTGGGAAACCCAAATTTCCCAAAGATGGAGATGGTGACGGAATGTTCACCATGCCGGGTAGCGACGAGGACAAAACACCCCTTGCTACGGCAGTTAGTTATGCCATCAACACTCTTCGTAGTTTTCGTATAAAAAAATTTGAATTAAGACAAGATAGCCCCCAAAAATCGGAAATTGTTCGCAAATGGCTAATTGAGGCAAAGTCTGGTGGTTTCACTGCGGATAGAAATCTTGAAATTGATGTCAAGCAAGGCATATCGGTTGGCAGGAATAAGCACGGTATGTCGGTGGATATGGATAAGGTTTTTGATGAGAATGGCGAGGTTCGTGAGGATGCGGTTGACCGCGTGATTGCATGGATGGAATATCACGGGGAGAGAGTTTTTGACGAACCGCTAGAGGGTGCGAGGCAAGTTGGGGTTGGGGCTTGGATTGAAAATGGGATGTTTTATATTGATGTTGTTGACATCTATGAAAACAATGAACAAAACAGGGAACGGGCTTACGAGTTAGGTAAAGCGCAGAATCAAAAGTCAATTGCTTTTCTTGAGAGGTTGTGGAGGGCTAAAGAAACAGGGGAGTGGGAAAACGTTTTTTTGACGACCGATGGCGATGGGGCAGATACGATTCCTTGGTATACCTTTGACCCGATAGTAGAAATAATGCGGTCAAAGAGAAAACCATCTGTCACTAATGCCAAACCCACCATTGTGGAACCCAAGAATATGGATAAAACTGGTCCTGAGAATGTGACCATGCAATTGGCTGAACCTATTCCAATGTTTGCTAAACATTTGAAAGGTGATTTCAGTGATGTTGTAGCAGTTGCGCCTGAGAAAAGACAACGAATTGCCGACCATTACGACCTACAGCCAGAGGTTGATGAAAAAGCAAAAAAAGCGTATGACGAACTCAAAGAAGAAGTTGAGCGTCAATTTGAAATGCTAAGAGAAATGGGTATAACCGTAGAGTTTGTGGACTACGACCCCTATGACGGATTCCATTCAATGCGAAAAGATGTTGTTGAGAACAAACGGCTCAAGGTTATGAAAACATCGGTGACTGGTTCTCATCCATATTGGGATGACGACACAAACGACAAGTTCAGGGCTGTTCACGATGTGTTTGGACATCTCGCCACAGGGCGTGGATTTGACCGACATGGAGAGGAGGCGGCGTATCAGGCTCACAAGTCAATGATGCCAGAATCGGTTCATGGTGCTCTGGCAATGGAAACAAGGGGGCAAAACGCTTTTGTTTTAGCGAGGGGTGATTTTCCCAAACAGAAGGCGGGAATATTGCCTGACGAACTTGCCAAGCGTCTCCAAGGTTCGTCGCGCTCACAAATAGAGGGAATGATTACAGCAGATGATGACAATTTGTATGAAATGGGTGGCTCGCACCATATTTCTGGTGGTCGTTATTTTAAGAGCAACAAGGCAGGTTCTAAACAACTTTCTTTTCGTATAATAGTGGTTGGGTGATGTATGGCTGACAGCAAAAACCGCTTCGTTTTCCGAAACAGCAACATTCCAAAAGAATATTGGACAATGACCCCTGAGCAAAAACGGGAATGGGTCAAAAAGTTTCTACAAACTTTCAGTGGAAATGAAGAAGTCAAAAAACGCTCCCGTGGCAATAGCGAATGAAGAACTTTACTTTGTGAGATAATTGACGAATGTTTGTTCGTCTATGGTTTTACATAGTTTCGTTGTGGTACAGAGTAAACATTTGCATCAGCGATATGCGTATCAAACGAATAGACGCTTCAATCACAAAAAATAAATTAGGTGATAAAGATGAGTGAAAGATTTTGGTACGGTGCCAAACCGCTGAAGGTTATTGATGGCGACACTATTGATTTGATGATTGACCTTGGATTCAATATCCACCACAAGATTCGTGTGCGACTGTACGGTGTGAACACCCCCGAATCGCGAACAAAGGACCTTGCCGAAAAAGAAATGGGCTTGAAAGCAAAATCGTTCACTTCAGATTGGCTGACAAACCATCAATGGGTTTATGTGAACACAATCCCCGACAAGAACGACAAGTATGGTCGCATACTTGCCCGAATTTTCTCTTCAGACAAGGTTGACGACCCCAAAACAGCGTGCCTAAATACGGACATTATCCAAGCAGGATATGCGAGAGAATATTTTGGTGTAGGCGATAAAACTTGGACAGAGTTCAAAACCAAGTAAATTAGTTTTCGCGTTCAGCCCAACCCCTATTGGTTGCACGCCATAAAGACGGTGAGTGATTTGATTCCACTGCTACGCGACTATCGGGGTCTTCGTACAAGCGAATGATATGAGCGCAGAATTCGTCTTCTGATTCTTCTTCTCTCGCGGACATTGGAACGCCGTCATGAATTGAGCATACTGGCGGACCGCACCAACCCTGCCGATAGCCGTAGAGCATCCACTCTTCCATGTCATCAAATTCAGGTATGCTCACTTATTGTACCCCCCGTTGTTGCGTTTGATGTTGCGGATAGGTTCAGCGATTTCAGAAATCTTTTTCTGAATGTCACCAACCGTTCCCCGAAGACCATTCCATTCAACATTGGTCTTTTGGTCAACGCGACGCACACCAGTCTGCACTTCCCGCATCAGTTTTCCGATGTCGTTCAGTTTTGTTTCTACGGCATCAAGACGAGCGCCAAGTGTCGCGATTGCGTCTTCAAACTCTTGTTTGAACTTTTCAAATTCTTTTTCGGTCATCGGTCTTTTTCCTCGGTTGTATAAATCTACAGTATCTTACCTATTCACAAACATAACGAGTTTTGTCAATTTGTTTGTTCGCCTTTGAAGCAATTGTTTCCCAAACATCGGGTCTGTTTTTCTTTACCCACCGAGCCGCGAGTTGTGCCCGTTTTGCCTGAAGTACAGCGTAATACCGTGCCGACCCCGAACCGTGTTCGGTTTGTCGGTACTTTTTCATGTATTCGCTAGCCGCTTTACGGCACAGCGTACACCTGCACTTGCCATTCGTATAGGCGTTGTAGGTGCCGTGATTTATTGCAACCATGAGATTATTCCCCTAGTAGGTCGCCATGATTGATGTATGAATCGTACGACTGACTCAGAATTTTGATTAGACGACCCGACTTGAATCCAAACAATCGTTCAAGGTGCTCAACGATGAGTTCATTTGGTGAGAATGAGCGCTTATATACATCGCTCAAAGTCGTGCCTTGTTTGTTAGTCCACCAATTGCGACGCGAAATACTTGGATGATTAGCCTTCAGCATGTGGAAAGCGTCGTATTCGTTGAATCCGTTGGAGATTGCGATTCCCCACGCCGTAGCGGTTGAGCGACTTATGCCAGCATGACAGTGGACAAGTAGATTTTGTCTACCGTGACCCCACCCAATCATCTCTTGGACATGCTCAAAGGTTGGAGCATCACCCCAATCGGGTGTCACGACATCATCAAATGTCACGATTTTGTGGTCAGGGTGGTTGAAATCCTTGACCTCCAATTTGCTCGGACCTGCGGTAAGAACGGAAGAGAACTCGTGACAAATCGCCCGAGACTCCTCTAGGTTCCTGACCGTAGGAAGAAGTAGTTGTTGCTGTGTTGTGTTGGTGCTATTACTCATATCCATAAGTGTACGGTCTTGAAATGCGTTTGTCAACCCCCCCCAAGACCTAATTACAAGCCTGTAATTGTGTGACGGTTGACATTTATGGGTATCCCATAAGGGGTTGCAAAATATTTAGGTATCAGTTAAAGTGTCTACCGACATCAAGTATTCCCATAAACAACAAATGAGGTATTGGACAACATGGAAACTACATACACAAAATTGCGTGAGCAGGTCGGTTCCCGTAGGGGGCGTAAGCCACTTCCCGACGCTGAGCGAAAGCAACGCATAGAGGCTCGCAAGGCTGAAAACCGTCAGCGCATGGAGGCTAAGCGTCGTGCTTGGTTTGTTCTTGAAAACAAATACAACAAGGAATTCAAGCGCATCTTTGAAGAAGAATTCCAAATCCTGAAGAAGCAGAAGTACTCAGTAAACAACAAAAAGCGATAATCCCGTGACAAGGGCTTTGCTTCTCAAAACCGACGGAACACACCGAAGAGTTGACCTACCCGAAAAGAACGCGCATGTCGCCGTGTCTAAACTCGTGGCTGATGGGGACGCTTTTGATTGCGTACATGACCACGAAAGGCGCATAAGGGGCTATCTCCATGACAGGGGTCTCCTTTTGGGGCTTTCGGTCAACCCCGTGGCGAGCCTTCTGTTTAACATGAATCTCGTAGGAGATGTGCTTGTAACAAATCCCCATAATCATAAAGGGGAAGCAGATGGGTACGACTATGACCTTGACGATAGGTGGTTTGACGGTAGAACTTTACTTACTTTCAAACAAATTAGCGCTGATGAATCCATATGCAAGGCTCTTGAGGAAGATATCCGCAACATGGATTTTTCGCATCATATGTTTTCTCTGACCGAAGAACAAATGAAAGAATATTTAGTTTCAGGTGAAATACCACCCGATGCAAGGCGTGTATCCTAAACCGCTTATTTCAACTATTATTGTTATATGAGTGATGAATACTTGTACGGTGACTACCGTATTCTGCGGGCTGACCGCATGCCGTGCCCTGTTTGTGGTCACCCGACAGGTGACTGCAAGCCCCATCAACAAGAATCACCCATCAAAAACCCGACAGGAACTGGATTGTTTTTGTCTTTAGACAAACAAACAAAAATTATGCTAGAAGAAGACATACTTGAAGAACGAATCATGTATGGAAATGTAAAGATAAAAGTGATTAAGTTTCACAAAGGACAAACAATAACCGTCGCACAAGCACGAGAACACGGATTGTTGGACGAATAACACTCAAATCGGCTTTACTGAAACACTTCGGTAGGGTACAATATTTCTTTCCCTGAACAACCCCAATCCGAAAGTTGCATTATGAAGGACGTTTCCTTGACTCCGAAATTTCTTGAGAAGTACCGTCACATCACGCCGCCGTGGGGTTTCAGCGGACTCGGAGAAATTGTTTATCTCCGAACATACTCTCGCCCGATTGAGGGTGTAGACCGCAACGAAACATGGATTGAAACAGTTTCGCGTTGTGTCAACGGTGCCCTAGACATCAATGTTCCGTGGACACAAAAAGAAACAGAAGCCATATTTGACCATGTTTACAACCTTCGTTGCTCATTCTCGGGTCGCGCACTGTGGCAACTAGGAACACCGCTAATCAAAAAATTCAATGCATCGTCACTCAACAACTGCTACTTTACAAACATTGAAAAAATTGAGGACTTTGAACTCTTGTTTGACTACCTGATGCTCGGAGGTGGAGTCGGGTTTTCCGTAGAGCGCTCCAAAATTCACGACCTCCCCAAGGTCAAAGCGGGCGTAAAAATCACGCATGAGCGCACCAACGATGCCGACATAATCGTCCCCGACTCGCGACAGGGGTGGCGTCGTCTCTTGCACAGTGTTCTGAAATCTTTCTTTGACACAGGTAAGTCGTTCTCGTATTCAACTATTCTCGTCCGCGAATTCGGTGCACCGCTAAAAGCATTTGGTGGCACCGCCAGTGGACCCGGTGCCCTAGTGGAGGGAATCAAGGACATCAGTGAGGTATTCCAAGCACGAGAAGGGAAGAAACTCCGCTCCGTTGATGTATTGGACATCTGCAATATCATCGGTCGTATTGTCGTTTCTGGCTCGTCTCGCCGCTCAGCACAAATCGCAATCGGAGACCCAGACGATGTACTTTTCCTGCGTGCAAAAAATTGGGCTTCGGGTGAGATTCCCGCTTGGCGCGCAAACTCCAACAACAGCATTTACGCGGACTATTACGACCACATCATGCCCGAACTATGGAAGGGCTACACGGGCAATGGAGAGCCATACGGTCTCGTAAACCGTCGCCTTGCCCGCAAGTACGGTCGCACAGGAGAAGCAAAAGCAGACACGACGGTGGAGGGCTTCAATCCATGTGCAGAAATCGGTCTCAGTGACGGAGAGTCATGCAACCTGTCCACAATTTTCTTGCCCAATGTCCGTAGCGAAGAAGAATTTCACGAAATTTCGCGCCTTCTCTACATGCTTCAAAAGCAGATTACCCGCCTTGAGTACCCATACGAAAAGACGACGAATATCGTCCGCAAGAATGCGCGACTTGGGCAGAGCGTCACCGGCATCTTGCAGTGCACCGAGGAAAAAATAGGCTGGCTGTCTCGCGCCTATGAGATGCTCGCTGATTTTGACGAGAAATATTCGCAGAGTAAGAACTTTCCAAAATCAGTGCGTTTGACCACTGTGCAACCATCGGGGACGCTTTCACTACTCCCAGGTGTCACACCTGGCATCCACCCTGCTTTTGCGCCGTTCTACATCCGACGTGTACGATTCGGAGCCGCTGATGGGCTCGTGGACTCGCTCCGCAAGCGTGGACACAAAGTTGTTTGGGACATTGGTTTGGATGGGCGCGAAGACCACACGAAATATGTGGTTGAGTTCCCCTGCAAATCCCCCGAGGGCGCTGTTCTCGCAAAGAACATGACTGCCATAGACCAGTTGGAATGGGTTGCGAAAATGCAGAAAGTGTGGGCAGATAACGCAGTTTCGGTGACCGTCTATTACCGCAAGGAAGAACTTGATTCAATCAAAGAATGGTTGTCCAAGAACTACGACGAGAACATCAAATCGGTATCGTTCTTGCTTCACAGCGACCACAACTTCCCGTTGCCACCGTATGAAGAAATCACCGAAGAGGAATATGACACCATATTTGAAAAGATTGACATGTCTGTTGCCCTAACACCGATTTCGGGTGATGACTTGGACATTGATGCTTGCGCATCAGGGGCTTGCCCAATCCGGTGACAACTATTTCAGTACTCAAAGATGCAAGGGTACACGAGATTTACTATAAGGCTGCTGAAGCAATCTCGCGACACGGTTTGTCCAACAGTCTCGTCTATGACCCGTACACCCACAAAATTGACATCATGGGCGGGATTCTTCTTGCGTGCGGAGCGTCAGAACGCAAACTAGCAGAAGGTTTATTGGAGACGGAAGAATGTGGTGTGCCACCAGTTAACCAAGGGAAAGTACATGTTGCGTACGAGTATGTTGAATCTGCTTTGGCTAAAGACCCGAGTGAATGGTGCGAGAACCATGCGACGCACGAGGCTGTCGCACTGCTTCAAAGGCTTGCAGAAAGAATAGAGATATCTATTCGGATACCTGAATCACTCACTCAAAAAGACTAAGTTGTTCCGTTTCTTTTTCTTTTCTGATTTCTTCTTCTTCGTCCGCTATACGCTTTGTCGCTATTTTTGCATATTCTGAATTAAGTTCACAGCCGAGATAGTCGCGCCCAAGACGCAACGCAACAACACCAGTTGTTCCCGAACCGAAGAATGTGTCAAGAACTGTGCACGGCACCGTTTCGTCAGTTTCGCACTCGCACGCTTTGCCCCAACCAAGTGTTTGTGTTTCTACAAAACCAGCGTCGCCCTTGCCATTGATTTCTTCGTACTCTCCCTCGTATATATTCGGACGGTAACGGGGGTCATCTTCGGGAAGTTCGTTTCTGCGTATTCTTTTTCTATCAACGATTCTTTCCCATGGTGTTCCACATGATGCGCAACAACCTTTTTCACTTGTGCCTGCTTTGATGCACGGTTCCACTAGGTCTGTTGGGAATACTGCGAAATGTGCTTCCTTATAGGGTTTTGTGTTTATTGTCCACACCGACCGCTTGTTTTTGAACGCACCCGTCATCCCGTGCATCGCATTAGGGATTCCTGCTTCTTTACGACTATCAGCCCTCGCACCCCTATTATCGTGCGGATATTTTGCGGGCTCCTTGATTGCTTCCGAATCAAAGAAGTAGTTAGCCTTTTTTGTCAGAAGGAAGATGTATTCATGTGCCTTGGTGCATCGGTCTGTTACTGACTCTGGCATCGGATTTGGTTTGTGCCAAATGATGTCTTGTCGCAAAAACCATCCGTCTTGCTGTAGAGCCAAAGCAACACGCCACGGGATGCCGACCAAATCTTTGGGTTTCAGATAGCCGTCATCGCGCCCGATGCGGGAACGAAAATCCTCATTCTCTCCACCAGCATTGGAAGCATTTGTGGACGCAATGGTTTGTTTCCATCCGTTACCGTTGCTTCCCGCATACGAGTCGCCCAAATTAAGCCACAAAGTGCCATCATCACGGAGGATGCGCCGCACTTCGCGGAACACGCCAACCATATCTTCCACATATGAATCAAATGTTGGTTCTAATCCAAGTTGGTTATCAATCCTGATTGCCCCACACCTACGGCAATAGGATTTATAAATACCGTCCCCGATTGCGCCTTCTAAATTCCTTTGACCAGTGGATGTTTTGTCGCTTTGTTTACTATCGCGTTTGTGCGAACAATTAGGGTCTCCGCCTTCCCATTTGCCTGTGCCGTAGTCACGCAAACCCCAATACGGAGGAGATGTGACTACGCAATGAATCGACCCATCGGGAATACTTTTTAAAGATTCTCGAACATCACCCAAAAGAATTTTTGGGTTGAGCACAAGGGGCTGTTCTTGGACGGCATTATTCTGCAATTCGTCAATCACCACAGTTTCATTCCCCATCAGGGGAACAGTCTACTTAGAGGTCTTGAACCACGCAAGTACACGCTGACGAAGCGACTTGGACTTCAGGTCGTTGGCATAGATAATGACAGGATTTAGAACATCCTGAACATACTTTTCCGCCGCACTGATGTCTTCAGCCACTGCCGCCGCCACAGACTGAGTGGCGTCCTTTACCGCTTCTGCGGTATTGGATTTAACAACAGCCTTGGAAGGACTCTTTTTAGGAGTAGCCTTCTTTTTTGCTGGTGATTTCTTCTGTTTTGGGGTTGATTTCTTCTTTTGTGCCATGACAGCAAACTACTACATTTGGGCTACCTAAAATGAAACACCCTAGTTCTTTTACGACCAATAAATATGGGGTATTTTGGACTAGATGGAAACTGGCTCCTACAAAACGGACATAGACAAACTAGCCCTTGCTGTTGAGGCGACGAAAATAGCCAAGCAACAAACCGTTGACGAGGAGGGAATCGGTCAAGATATAAACATAAATTTGTTTAGTTGGAAACAGGACAAACTCGTATCAATAATGCAACTCATGAAGACACATCAGATAAGCCGAAATGAGCGTTTGGAAAAGTTGACGCAAGCAGCATGCATAAAGCGACAAGGTTGGGGTGTTGATTCATTTACATTTGTTGCCGAAGGATATTGTTCTTTAAAGCCATCCGAAACAAAAGACCAGGATTTGGCAAGCCTTTTTGCAAAACCGAATTCGCCTGTTTCGGAATGCATATCCTTCACGCATTTTGGTGAAGAACCCGTATTCGTGTCAGTTCCTTACTCAATCAAAATCGGTCGTGTGGTTGAGTTCGGAAAGGCTTTACGGTACTCTGCCCTTAATGTATTGAGAGACCTAACATATGCAGCGACGCTAAACGCTGCATTAAAGTTGAATACCGACTCAAATCAACCCGATGAATACAAAGAATCATTTTACGCAACCCTCGCGGACGCAATTACGGATTTGGGTTTTGAAATATTCTACAGAGACGATTTATGAAGGCGCACGAAATGGATTTTACGAACTATCAATGGAGAACAAGTCAAACTGCTATTTACCCAAAAGAAAAAATGTTGGAGTATCTTTCGCTCGGTCTTGTGTCAGAAGCAGGTGAAGTTGCGGGCAAAGTAAAGAAAATTATTCGTGACCACGATTCAAAATTGACAGTTGAAATGAAACAGGCTCTAGCGGCGGAAATAGGCGATGTTCTGTGGTATGTTGCCCAACTATGTTCTGCGGTTGATATGAATATGGGTCTAGTTGCCCGAGACAACATTGAAAAACTTCTAAAGCGTCAACAGTTAAATACTTTAAGTGGAGATGGAGACAATAGGTAATGGGAAAGAAAAATAAGAAAGTTTCTCGTGGGGCACAACAACGAACACGCTTCAATTACTTAACAAAAGAGTATGAGACAGTGCCGGGAACCAAAGCAGGAAAACGGAGAACCCGCTTGCCGTACGGTCATCCACTCAGAACTCACGACCTTGCGCCGAAACGAAAACGCAGAGAAGGCAAACGGGATGACGATTGAACCGAATGAACCCCTAACACTAATCAAAGGCGTTGAGATAGGTCAGATTCCTGCGACTCCGCTGATACCACCGATGAGCGATGACATCGTTAAACAGGCATCCGATTTGTTGTTGAAGTTCGGCGCTCATTATGGTTTCCCTGTCGCCTACAAACAGGAGCAGAACGGTCGCCTGATTCAACACGTACTTCCCAATCCCAAAACGGAATTCGCACAAATTTCTTCATCTTCCAAAGCATTGCTGAAAATGCACACAGAAACAGCATTTCATCCGCATAAGCCAGATGTTCTTATTTTGATGTGTTTACGCGGAGATAAGAATGCTCCAACCACATACGTGAATTTTGGGGACATCTTAAGAAATATAGATGTCGGATTGATGTACGAGTTGATGCGCCCCCAATTTTATATCCAACCCGACTTATCCTTCAAGGAAAACAAAAAACAATACGATGAATGGTTGGTGCCGGTCATTAATTTCAAACACAAAAAGTTTAGATTCATTTTTGACGAAGACCTGATGAGGGGGAAAACCGAAGTTGCGAATTCCGCTTTGGAATGTTTTAAGAAATTAGTTGACGAGAATATAAAAGAAATTGTTCTTGAAGATGGTGATGTTCTCATTATTGATAATCATCAAGTTGCTCACGGCAGGAAGCCTTTTCAGCCTCGCTATGACGGAACAGATAGATGGTTGATGAGATTGATGGTAAAAGAACAACTTCCCGATAAGAGGGAATGTGTGGTTTCAACCCACCCCGTCATTACTACTGAGTTTTGCTCCCCTCAGAAGGATAAGGTCGCTTTTACAAGCGCATAGTCTCGCTCAGCCCTAATCCGCGATAGCGGTTTATTGTCCAAGCAGATAAATGGGTGTTCCACTGCCCTCATAAGAACGAATTTGTGGAATGACACTGAAGCGATAATGAAGAGAAGGGCTGTTATCAAAAAAAGCATTCATTTATAATAAATTATCCACTTGTGAGCGTTTGCACTATTCGGGGTGAATGTCTTCACCTTTCTCTTCATCGTCTTCCCCGCCTTCGGTCAACGCAGGGAAATCACCCAACAACTTATTCACCGTCGTCTCCTCAATCACGCCAGAATCACGCATAATCGCAAGCAATTTCTTTGCTTCAGCCTCAGCGTCAAACTTCTCAGAAACTTGTGCACCGGGAGCACCAGCCAAAACAGCCCGCAACTGATTCTGCGTGGAGTCCTGAACATCCATACGAACATTCAAATTGTTTTGCTCCATTCCCAGCAAACGAGCACGCCTGTCAATAATTGACAAAATAGTTGATACCGCTTTGATGTCGGGCTCCACAGACACCTCGGTGCCGTCATCCAACTTGACCTTTCTGTGTTGCGTTAGCGGCCACACTGCGCTCTGAAGGGCATCCAGACGCTCCAGTTCCATCTGTAAGACCTCCGGATACGCCATGAGCGCTTCTTGGCTCAACCTGCCCAATTGTCGCCGTATAGACGAACTGACAGCATTGTTGGTCATGCCAAACCTTCTTGAAATTTCTGCGGTGGTGATACCAGCCTGACGCATTTTGAATATGCGTACGTCTCTTTCGGCTAGGAACTCACGAGTCAAACCCTTTTCTGTCATATTTGGTCTCTCACATCAACTAATTCAAACGGAAATACTTTACCCCTTCTAAGTTTAGTCGGAAATGGTCGTTCGTCTCGTGCACCACGAAAATGTCGCACATCGTAAACATATTCCCCAACAATTGTTGGGTCGGGATGTAGCGAAAGACCGAATTCCGGCCACCGCGACCAAACAGCAGACCCGAACGGACGCAAATCCCTCGTGCTCATTGACGAACCCAAGGGCGCATGGTGCTCCAACCACAATGCGCATTTATGGTAGTCGCGAATCATGTCAAAGAACTTTGCCACCTGAACGGCAACAGCCTCTGATGTTCGCCCGCCAGGGTCTACAAATGATTTATATAGAGGTCCAACAACAAGAAGGTCTGGCTTGATTCTCTCTACAGCCTCCTCAATTATTGCCCTGTCTTCAGCCCTCAGTAAATCCACACCAGCAGGCTTGATAAGTATGTGTGCATCAACCTGCTTCACATGACCGTAACGCAATGCCGCGTTCATGATATTCGTAGATGTTCGTCGGATAATACGCTCTGGATTTTCAAGGTCAATAGTCAGGGTGCGAATAGGTTTGATACGAGAAAAATTAAACGGATGAAGACCTGCGGAAGCACAAATCGCTACCTGTCGCGCAAGCATGGTTTTGCCGACTCCCTCGGCTGCCACCACCATTATGCGTTCACCTCGTTCAATCAGATTGTCAATAACCCAATCAAATTCCTCGTCTGCCGACTCACCAAGGAAATCCTGCCAATTAATGAGTCGTCCTCGGTCATAGTCGTTCTCGCCTTTGATTTGATTAAGCAACATGGTCGCACGAGAAATTCGCGTATCTTCAGAAAGGTCTTGGCGCAATAGAACTTTGGTGATTTGCGAGGCTATGGATTCAAGTGAAGATGTTGCATCCGATAAAGCCTGTTCATCTGACTCTTCATTCTCTTCGTCTTTTCGTTCTGCCGAATTGAGAGGCTCTGCATCTTTAAAATCAATTAGTTCTTCAAGATTCCCTCCGTTTGCCAATAGTTCGGAAACATCCTTAAATTGTTTAGGTGGCACAAATGTGCTCACCGTACATCCAACTTTTTGTAATCGGCGTTGTATCTCTTTCGCATGTTCCCAACCCGGTACATCATTATCGGCGATGATGAATACTCCGCACCCACGAAGAATTTCGGTAAACGAATCCTGCCATTTGCCAGCGCCGTTTGGCGGAGTCGTTGCACACCAGCCGAGTTTGACCAAATTATCTGCATCTTTTTCGCCTTCAACGAGCCATATCACTTCGTTATTTTCACGAGCCTGAATAATTTCGGGGAGACGATATAGCGTTTTGTCTATATTCTCCAACGAATAAATCCATTTTTTGGGATTGCTTGGGTCGGGTCTGCGTTGCTTAAATGTTTTCTTTCCCCATTGGTCTACGAAACGCTGTTTCTGATAAATAACTTCGCCTTTTTCGTTTCGGTAGTCATATGTCGCAACAAGAGAAAGTTTCCGCTCCTCCTTGCGTGGGGGATAAAGGTCGGTGACTTTCATGCTGAGGGATGTGCAAATTTGCACCACATCACAACCGTTACCACGGTGACATGTGACGAGGACGCGACCGTCATTCCCTTGCGCAACAGAGAGAGAGGGATTTTCATCATCGTTGCGACATGGGCAACGCGCCTGCCAACCGGCGCCAGTCTTTTTTACGCCGTTAAGTTTGTTTAAGAACGACTCAACTGTCGGAGAAGCAAGTTGTGTCATTCTGATTCAATCATTTCATCTTCAATTACCACTTCGTATTGGACATTGGAGCGCCTCTTTTTTCGGTCAGGATTTTGTTCGTCTCGTTGTTTTGATTTGCGTTCACGTTCTCGTCGTTTTCGTTCAGCATCCCGCCAACGACGACGGGCACGAATCGCATTTATGGATTCCACCTCGGTACCATTTCCTGTTTCCCACGGTTTATAAGTAATACCTAGTTCTAATCTACGGTATTGTCGCTCCGTTTCCGATAATCCACCCCAAATTCCGTGCGACTCATTCTCTAAGGCATAGTTGAGACAGGGCTCCCTGACTTCGCATGTGGAGCAAATCTTTTTTGCTTCCTGAATTAACGCACGCATCCTATTTGACATTGTCGGTTTTTCCACGATTGGATAAAAGACACGAACTCCGTGTTCACGGCAAGCGGATTTGGATGAATCAAATGGGAGAGATGCGCGGAGGCTCTTGTTCATGGGCTCCAAGCATAACCACAGACCAATTCAGATGTCAACGATATTCTGCGATTTTTTGATTATTGTCAGCGCCTGCCCGTAGTCAAGCAACACAGTCATGTAGTTCACCGTCAAGTCTCCCTTTTCGTCAACAGATGACACAATTTCTATGCTTTCCTGCGGACATCCGAGAGCGTGTGCTAATGCTGACCGTGTTTGCGCAAGCCTTATCTCATCAACGGCAACATCGTCATAGAAGTCCCACGGTTCTTCGGTAATCGGGGGAGGTACAACTGTCAAGGTGCGGAGTTCTCGCTGTTTTTCTGTGGCGATAACGCACCATGTGCACGCTATTTTGTCCGTTTTTGATGGGCGTTTACGAACCTCAACATGCCCACATTCAAGGATATGCTGATACTCAACACGACCCCACTGCCCTACTCTAACTATTTCTACTACCTGTTTTTGTGGAGCAGATTTTTTATTGACGCTCATTAAAATTTATTTCGTTTCCTGTAACTTCTCGCCTTATCTTTGGCGGTTTCGGTATTCGCAACAAACTGTCGTCCTCGCTTGTCGCCTTGAATCTTCTTGCGATTCGTGGCGGCACGCTGAGCAGGCGACAACCTTCCCCATACCTTATCGGGCAAATACCTGCGCATCTTGCCCCCACGCAAGGCTGGTTTGCCGTCCGAGGTTCTCCACTTTTCTCGTCCCCACTTTTTCAGCGACCGTTGCTTCTTGCTTGGGCGTTTACCCTTCTTGTACCCCCCACCCGCTTTCCTGTATCGCAACGCCACGAGTTGTGCTTTACGAGCAGACCACTGACCGGGTCGCCCACCCTCCGAACCAGCCATCACGCGAGCCTTGATGCGTTCACGCAACGCGTTGTTCGTGTATGGCGATTCGCTTTTTTCTTGTGCGTTGGACATCACGAGATAGAAGTCGTGAACCGATTGGTTGGCATCAAACATAGATTTTGTACTTGCCTTTCGTATGGGTGTACCGAGAACTTTTACAGACAACTTATCCACTCACCAATTTTACAGAGCCCCACGCCTCACAAAATAAACAGGCATCAACCCCGCTGAATACGAATAGCACCCTCAACAATCAAATCATTTAAAGACATTACTTTCAGGAGACCGAGCAATAACTCCGCCTCCCAATCACCAGCCTCGGCAGCAGACGACAAAAAATCCACCACATCCTGCTCCGTCTTCGGGTCACGCACCACGTACGGCTTAAAACCCTTCGGCACAATATTTGACCCAGACAAACGCACCCCCTGCGGTTGGGGTTTCTTGGGATGCTCAGGACGCTTTCGCATTAGCCAACGGCAACAAAAACTCGTCCGCCTCCCACATACAACCAATTGCCGAATAGCCCGCAACATCCATGAAATTATCAAACAGCGACTCGTTCTTCGGGTCAACACCCTTGGCAATGATGTTCTCTAAACGCGCAATCTTGTCGTGCATACGCACCAGCAAACCACGCGAACCAAACCGCGCAACATTGTCATGCCCGTAATCCGTCTGCTTGTTCACCAAAGTCTCATGTACGAACATCTGTCGCATCGGACGGCTACAAAACTTGCGTGACAAAACCACTCCAGTTGCGCCCAAGTCGCGCCAAAATGCAAACCGCCCCAAATTTGGGTGAATTGGCTGGTCAAAAAACGAACCAATGCCGTCGTCAACCATTTTACGCAAATCGGTGAGATGCGGTTCATACTCCGCGTCCTGCATCTCGGCAACAACATCGTAAATGTACTCCAAGGCACACGATGCAGCGTCCTGCCAAACACCGCCCATAACGGGGGCTTTTCTGCTCCAAAAACTGAAGTCCGACGAAATGATTTGGGTAGCGGGAAGGTGTGCCATGACTGTAGAATCTAGCACCATGAGCAGTAACCAAATGAACACCGAAAATTCGGATTGGCAAGCCAACACGGTCGCGGGCATGGCGAAGGGGGGACGACGCGGCTCCTACATGGTATTGTGCTACGCACGCATGCGCACACGAATGAAAGAGGGTGAGTGGTTCACGAGAACCGAGTACTACGACTTTCAACTAGAAAAAATTGACCGAAACAAAATAAAACATTATACGAACACTCTCACAAAGTCGGGTTTCCTTGAACGCCATTTCAACGGTATTCAATGGCGGATTACTCAGGACGGATTTGCAATGATACGAGAGTTGGATAAGCGTTTCACCATCATGAATCCCCACGGAAACAGTCAAACCGCTTCGGCAATTCATGCCCGCAACAAATCATTGAAAAAGGAAGAGGAGAGCATCCTGAACGGCAGTAACAACACAGTCCCATTCGTTACAAAATAAACAGGACGAAATGTCGTCTGCAAATATTGAGACCAACATAATTAGGTGCGCGGAAGCGCTCAGTGAACTGCGAAAACTTCCCGACGAATCCATCAACACGGTCGTCACATCACCCCCCTACAACAAAAAAGGCATACAGGAAGGCAGAACACAAAACAGCAATCAGATTTGGCAGAAACACAACATTGACTACAACTCGTACCACGACAATATGCGAGAGGAAGAATATCAAGAATGGATAATTGCGGTAATCAATCAACTTCTTCGCGTCATAAAAAGTGACGGCTCAATTTTTTTCAACCACAAACCGCGACGATACAACAACCAAGCACGACTGCCAACCGAGTTCATACATAAAACGAACGCAATAATCTATCAACTCATAATTTGGAATAGACACAACAGTCCAAATATTCGTAAAGACCATCTACTGCCGAACACCGAACATGTGTATTGGTTGACGAAAAACAAACCCCGCACCCACAGGGAAAATGTGAACCCTGATTACATAACCGAAATATGGAATATCGCACCGCCAAAACAAACGACTCACCCTGCACCCTTTCCCCAACAACTTGTAGAGAACTGCATTCTTCTCACGACCATAATTGGTGATGTCGTGCTTGACCCGTTCAACGGAAGCGGAACAACAACCACCACAGCAAAACGATTGGGACGAAAATACATCGGCTACGACATAGACCCCCGATATGTTGAAGATGCTCAACTAAACATGGAACGACAATGAGAGAATACGACATACCACCAAACTTCTTGAAAGACCTCCAACACGGAGAAAACGGGGAACAAATCATTCGCGATTTCCTCAATGACGCCAACAGCGGCTCAATAGAAATCAAAACAGACCGCTACCGCAACGGCAGAATCGCCATAGAAACCGACCAAAATCCACGCAACGAAGGTTGGAAAAAATCGGGCATCAACATCACCACCGCGAAATGGTGGGTTTACCAATACCACCTAGACGGTACATTCCTCATGATAAAAACCGCCCGTATGAAACGCTATATGCGGGCGCACCCCGAACGATTCAATGAAAAGAACAAACAAAACTTTGCACCCAAAAGCGACAACCCCGCCAAGGGCTTTATCCTTGAACAACACGAAGTAATGGACATGATGCTCAACCCGAAATACGACCAACCACAATGACCTACCCGATAATGCGTCTCACCGCCAAAGAAGTCATATACCTACGCAAATGGGTCAACGACTGCTACGAAAACAAACGCCAACACAAAGTCACCGACCGCAAATACACCGCCACCATGACCCCCAAGGGCATCATCATGATGGGCAAAGCAGGAGAAGTAATCACCGCCCGCCACTACGGAACCACCGTTGATTGGGACATCTACATCGGGGCAGACCACGGACACGACACCACCATCAACGGCAAAAGCACAGAAATCAAAACCTCAACCCGCAAAATACTCATCATCAACGACCCAAAGCACTGCAACTACGGGCTATGGAAACCCGAAACAGAACAATGCCTAGTCGTATGGTGCAATCAACCATCCACACAACTAGAAAACATCGGCACGAACACACAATTCCAAATACTTGGCGGAACCACACGCGAAAACTTCTTCGCAAACGCCGAACACGCCGACTTCGGACACGGACCGCGCCTCGTACTAAAAGAACACCAACTCACCAAAATCTAGAACGCAAAACACCTCGCTCAACAATCTTAAAAACCTGAAACGAAACGCCGCCCCAACCCAACAACAACCCCCTCCACGTCACCAACCCCGAATACATCCCACACAACATCCCCAACCCGAGAACCCGACTTCACACACAAATCCACAGCATCAGCAGACAACCCCACTCCACCACCACCCAAAAACCATACCGACCGCCGATTACGCAAACCATCCTGACGCGTCAAATTAGAAGAAACACCTTTCCCATGCACCACCCTCTGCGTCCCATTACGCCTACCATCACCAACAATCACATTCCCCGCCGTAGCCCCAGCCGCTTTACGCTCCAACCAAGTAGCCCCAGGTTTCGTTTTCGCACGCTCCGCAATCGCCAA